TTTAAAAACTGGGTCGATGGGAATCGACTGCGGTGTACGGATACGGCTTACTGGGGCAAATTGCTGGTGTGCACGCTGGCCACCTCACTGCGCATGATGGCCATTAAGGGAGCCCACGACCGTGAGCAAGGCAATCGCAAAATACCCAATAACTCCATCGATTGTCTTTTCACGATCTTGAAGCAGATTCAGGCTGACAAGCGCCAAACGGCCAACGCATGGGTGACCCGCACCATTACGAAAAAGCAGCGCGATATGCTCGCGCTGCTTGGCTTAGAAAATCCGCCCCGGGTGCTGAAAAATTAGGGATCAGTTATCCGGGAGTTCCGGCTGAATGGTTGTTAGAAGGGCATGTCGTCATCGACTGGCGGATCAGGCGGCATAGAAGCTGCGCTGGAGGTCTGTGCCTGCGTTCCTCCGTCAAGCTTGCGCACCGCCTTAGGATGCTCCTTCAGGTTCTTAAGAAGCGCGGGGATAGCCGTGGCTTCAGTCGCGCCCGAATCGATCTCCTTAGCGGTTCGACCGGTGGCCGGATCGAATGCGCGTCGGATCGTCATGTCGTTGGCGATCTTTACCTCCCCTAGATAGAGGTATTCGCGGGGCTCTGCTTCAAGGACGAGGCCGATTGGCTTTCCTTCGATCGCCTTTCCGCGATAGCCCTTCACGATCTCGCCTTTCATGGTGCGTACCTTGCCTTCGACCCATTCGACCGACTCGGTTTTGGAGCAAAAAAGCATGGACTGGAAGATACCCATACCAAAAGCCTCTTCGCCGTCGCTTTTGACGATGCAAAGCGAGAGCCACGCCGTGGCTCCATCATTCGATTCGAAGTAAAACCGGAGCATCGCGGCTCCGTTCTTCGTTTCGTACTGCTCTGCCTGCAGGATCTTTCCTTTGTAAGCCCCAGTTTCAAAGATGCGGGCCGGGGTTTCGCTCCTGATGGCAGATACCTTGTCGGCCTTGATAGTTCCGATGATCATTTAGATTCCTTTGCCGATTCTTCGGCGGGTGTTGAAATTCCGTAGTACTCGCAGATGGCCTTGTCGACCTCTGCAAGGTCGTTGTCGATCTCGTCTTCTTCGAACATCCCAAGAGGAGATTTCACGGTGTCGAAGCCTGAGTTGTGAGTGCGAAAGAGGTACTTGCCCTGATCGACCGCTGTTCGAAGGACGGTTGTGAACATCCCTTCAATGACGATCTTTTCGTCCAGCATCTGCCCGATCGTTTTGATGCGCGTCACGCCATCCTTGACCACCGTGTGCGCAAGGAGATAGACGCGTTTTGCATCGTCGAGCTCTGAAGCGGTCTTGGCGAGATCGAACCCGCAGCCGCCGATCTGATTCCACTTGTCATAGCCTCCGACGTTCCGCAACTCCATCATTCTGAAGGATAGGAAGTACTGCCAATCGTCGATGACGATGATCTCCTTTGAGGTCTCCTTCATGGACTGAAGGATGAAGGGGACGTTGGACGTGCAGAGGATGTTGCCGCCACTCAGGCGTGTGAGCTCTTCTCGCTCTCGCTTGTTCTCGACAACTTTTTTAGTTCCGAGCTGAACAAACTTCCAGCCAGTTGACCTGAAAGGAAGCGGTTTTTTGACCGGTTGGATGATTAGCGTTTTGGTTGGATCGATATTGCGAAGGGAGCAAGTCTTGCCTGACCCACTTTCGCCCAAAACAAGCGTTCCGTAGCTCATGTATGATTCTCCGTGTGGTTAAAACGCGAAGACTTCATCGAACTCTTTTCGCATGCGCTCGATGTCGTCTTCGTCTTGCCCGAAGACATAGGGAGGTTTGCGGAGGCCTGTTCGGCTTCCCAAACCTCTTTTTCTTTCTGGTCATTCGGTGTCATTTGAACCACCTTTCCAAGATGTAGCGAATGAGGTCGAAAAAGCCCGCCTGTTTGGGGGCGGGCTGTGCGGTTGTTCGCAGCTGTTCGGCCGCTCTTGGTCGTCTGGCGGCCCCGGCGCGCTTCTGCTTCCGGCTGCTTGAGCCATTCGGCCCGGTCTGCTGAGTCGGTTGTCATCGGAAAAATCTCCCTAGTAAAAAGGCGAGCCCCTGGAGGAAGCTCGCCTTGGTGTGTTTCGTTGCTTTGGTCTTGCGCTCTCTCGCTCGGGCGTTGCGCGCTGCGCATGCCCTGCGCTGGCGCTTGCTGAGCTGAGAGCGATGCCGGTGCGGGTGCTGGGGGATGGTCATTGCGGTTCCTTCTCTGAGCGGGTGAGGTCACTCCAAAGCGCGAAGAGTGCGAGACGCTTTGCGCCTAGCTTGGCGTCCAGTTCACCTATCAGGCGATGAACTTCATCTTCCTTGCCCTCCTCGTAGCGCTCTCGGATGATCGAGAGCTCTCCGGTCTCGTCCTTAGACCAAGCGTGAGACTCGCGGAGCTTCTTGAAGATCTGAATGAGCTCCTTTTTGGTGCGCCTGATCATGCGGCGTCCTCCATGTCTTTCAGGTTTTCGTTGGTGATGTCCCGGAGCGTTTCGGCCCACTCGTAGATGTGGGGATCGTCCGGATCGTCGGGCACGTCCTCAAGCGCCTTGATGGCGTCGTCGAGGGTGCAGGCGGACTTTCCTTCGCCGAAGAGCTCCGAGGACAGGTCATATGACCGATCGCGGAGCCATTCGTTCGGATCGTCCGGAGGAGTGAACCAGGCTGCGTCTCTGCCGATCATGCGGCCTCCTCAGCACGGTCGCGCTTGTTCTCCTCGTACTCGTACTGAGACCATTCCTTGCAGGCCCGGTCGGCCTTGTGCAGGATGCGGTCGATTACGTCGAAGAACTCCCCGCCCTTGGCGGCCTCGCGGTCGAACGCTTCGCGGAACCCCTCGACGTTGTACAGGGAGCGCTCGAGGACGCGGCGTGCGCGGGTCTCGCGGTCATGGCCGGAGAGGAGCGCCCACCACACCCCAAGTTCGTAGAGATCGCGGTAGAAGTCGATCTCGAGCTCAGCCGCGCCGGAAAGGATGCGGGGGATGAATTCGTATTGCATAGTGAACCTCAGTTGGTTGCGAGGTAGCGAAGGAGGAAGGAGCCGCCGTAGATGACGAGGCACATCGTCGCGAAGAAGATGACCCCGCCGATGACGCCGATCATCTGAGCTTGATGCTCTCTGGCGAGCTCAGCCGGGGTAAAGCCCTTGGCCGGGCGGCCCGTCAGCGCGTCGAGCAGGAATTCCGTGAACTTGGTCATTTGCGGCTCCTCATCTGGTGAGCAAGTGCAGCACCCGCCGCGAAAGCGAAGCCCTCGCGGTCTTCAATGTCCTCGTCAATGTCGAGGAGCTGCTGGAGGTGTCCGCGAAGAAGAGCAGCAAGCTCCACGTCGGCCGTGTAGATCGCCTTATGGATCACGCTTCGGAACCCCTTGCAGGCCTCCCACATGTCGGCGTGGTTGAACAGCCGGAAGTCCACGAGGGTTTTGTAGGTGCTCATGTCGTGCTCAAAGAAAAGCCCCCAGCGCGCGAAACGCTGAGGGCGTGAAAAGTGGTAGGTCAGGTTCAAGCCGTCTCCCGGAGACGTGCCTTGCATGGGGGCGCAGCATTCTTGGAATAAATGCCGAGGAAGCGGCTTGAAGCTGGGCTCTCAGAGGAGAGCATGAAAAAGCCCCCGCACCTTTCGGTACGAGGGCCTGATTGTTCGCGTCAGCGGTTAGTGACGATGCTTTGGGGGAAGACCGCGAAGTAGGTACAGGGCGAATGCCGCACCGATTACGCCAAAGATGGCTACTAGCGTCCATAAGTCCATGTTCATCGCTCCAAAAGGTATGTGAGTAAGAGGCTGACCGCCAAGAACCCCAGTCCAATCAACGCCCCTTGGAAGTTGTACTGGAAAAGCCCTAAGGCCAGACCTGCAACACCTACTTTCTCATAGATGTCGGCGATCCTTTTCACTAGAGCGCGTTTTTGATTGTCAGTAAGTGTCACGTCGTGTCCCCGTGTGTCTCTTCAATCCATTATACGAAAAGTCAACCTCAGACCACTCTTGCGAACAGGCTGAAGTTGGAATCTCCCTCTGGGGTAAGCTGAACTTGTCGCGGCTCTCACAGTGCGACTTTGTTCAACTACCTCAGAGGAGAAAACATGAGTGTTTATGACGTGCTTGCTCAAGCGATTGAGGAGCGCCGGGTGGTGACATTCACATACGATGGATTCCTGCGCGTCGTTGAGCCTTTCTTGCTCGGCACCACCACCGCAGGGCGTTCCGCGCTGCGCGATTACCAAACAGCAGGCGGTAGCAGGTCAGGCACAGTGCCCGGGTGGCATCTGTTCTCGCTTGGCAAAATCGTCGGCCTAGCCACGTGCCAAAAGCGATTCTCCGGCGTGTGAGATGGGTACAACCCCTCTGATAAAGGTATGCAAGCCATCGGCGCTCATATTTAGCCTGAGCGCCGCAGTCGCACGGCCCCGGCGGAAGCGCGGGGTCGTTGTGGACTGCACAATCGCTGTCGTGTTGAATCATGGTGTTCTCCATTCAGATTCAAGTCTCCTCCCGGAGAAGCCTTAAATCACTCTCTCGCTCCGAGAAGAGGCTTGAATATGAGGTCTCCTTCGGTGCGAAGATATGAACGTCGGACTCCCATTCGACATTCCGTATCAACTCACCGAAGGAGAAATCCATGTTCGATGATCTGAACCCTCAAGGTTTTTATCCGGGGGAGAACCTTCCAAAACTCTCAAAGGCTGAAGTTTTGTTCTTTGGCCTGCTCATGTCCGGTGCGATCAAGTTGGATCGCATCCCCACAACCAAAGCAGGTGAGGAGCTCGACTACTTTGATGAGGGCGACTATGAAGTCATGAACCCGCTGAATCACGATCTCGAGTTGCTGGCTGATCTCTATGAGAAATGCCGCCGGTTTGCGGCTCGCCGTGATGAACAGAAGTAAGTTGCCGTAAGGCTTCAACCTCATCGAAGAAGGCGCTCAGGGCTTCCTCGAACGCCTTCTTTTGGTTTTCAACCTCTTCCCGCGTGATTGGAGCGATGTAACTGCCGCCTGTTCCCAAAACATTTTTGCCTTCGCGAAACGAGGCAGCGTTAATCGCCTGCGCATACGCACTCGCGGCAATCAGAAGCCAGCGCAATTCGTTTTCGGCCGTCTTGCTCCTTCCAGGAAGCGAAAGCTTGAAGTATCGCTTGGCGTCAATTTCCATCTCTTTCTCCTATGAAAAAGTCTGTGAAAGCGTCATCGGTGCAACGAACTGCTTCGCCCATGATCGGATAGCAAACAGCATCGAATGCGGCATAGGCGGCCGCCAATGCATAGATGATCCGAGAATCTTCTTCCGTGATCGGCGTAACGATCAGACGGCCGTCTTCAATTTCTACCTTCATAAATCCTCCTAAGAAAGACCCACAGAAGCGCTCTCAAAAGAAAGCGCTTCAATTGGCCCTCTCCCTCGCCGATGGTCTGAACCAACTCCCGGCGGGGGAGATTCACTGCTCCGGTCTGCCCGTGTGCGTTTTTGTCCGCTCGGCGGGAGGTACTAGCTCCGCGCCTTTATCGGCTTTCCCTGAGCCCGTCTGACTATTCATCATCCGGTGCACCTCTCCGCCTTTCGGGCGGGGGTGGAGGTTGCATTCGAAAAAGCTTTTTGCTCTCTCGACAAAGCAAACTTTACACGTGCAAGCAATGAAAAGCAAGTTAAACTTGCCTGCAAGCCGTGATAAAGGCAAGTTTATTTTGACCGAAGTCAAAAAAAAGGCCCGCTCTATGGCGGGCCAAGTCGGGTTGAAGAGGGTTACGTGCGGAAGCCGTTAAAAACAAAAATCACGCGTCCATGTATATGAGCTCCCTCTAATTCATCTCTGGTCAATGTGGTCGGTGGATAGGCGGGATTGTCAGAGATAAGCGTCAATGATCCGTTGAAATTGATCTGCACACGCTTAATGAATACATCCTCGCCGTTGATAAATACGTAAATTCCATCTCCGCGTGCTTCAGTCTGATGCGTGTCCACAAGTACCAATCCGCCCCTGCTGATAGTTGGCTCCATGCTGTCGCCTGCGGCGCTAATGATCTCGAATTGACCTTCGCGAATACCGTGTACGCCGGGCAGTGATCTTAAGAATTCATCAGAAAACTGCATCGCACCGACATTATTGGCTTGATATGCCGGCGAACCAGCCCCGCACGCCCCGTATGCATCAAGAACCGGAACTACCGTCCACCCCGCTCGGGATGGCACTGCAGAAGAGTTAACGGCCGGCATATATGCTGGTTGGTCGTAGCTTTCATCGCCGGTGATTTGTCCGGGAGTTACGCCTAAAAAGTCCGCCAATTTTGAGAGCTTTTCAAGGCGAGGATTCCCTTTAGTTGCCCACCTCTGAACCGCTTGCCGCGTGACCCCGAGAGCCTCCGCGACCTGTGCGTGAGTAAGCCCCTTTGCATTCAGGATGGTCTGTAAGTTGCTCGGCATAAATCCTCCATAGCGCTAGTGTCAGGAAAGCTTGCGTACCTCGCAAGCAAGTTAATCTTGCGCTATACTTTGCTCTAAAGCTAAAACAACTTGCTATAAAGCAAAAACGCTATGACAGAAAAAAGCTCTAATGCCGTACAGAGGGCTGTGGAAAAACTGGGCAGTCAGAAAGCTCTGGCAAAGGTATGCACCCCGGAAGTATCCAGACAGGCGGTTGCCTTTTGGATAAAGCTGGGGTACGTGCCGGCAAGGCATGTCCCGGCCGTAAACCTCGCGACGGGGATCCCGAGAAGCGAACTTAACCCACTTTTTAAGTGAATAGCTATCGGTGAGTTCTTCATGGGAAGCCGCGCAAGAAACTTCGTGCTGGTTCATCGGCGCGCCGGA